TTCAATACTTATTTAGAAAACTTAAATGATTATGTTGACCAAAATTATTTAGAAAACAGCTTTTATTATAATTTAAAAGCAACCTTTTCACATGACGGCTTTAAATACCAAAAGCGTGTTGACGGTTATTATGAAGTAGAAGCAGACATACTAGAGGCGAGATAATGGCAAAGACAATAACAACCAATGCAAGAAATGAAGAATCCATTGCGCTATTACATTTATTTACTTTTGAGTTGCGTAATCATAATGGCACGTTTAAAGAGTGGTTAAGATTTACGGATCATGACGTTTTTGTGCAATATGATGGCAATGAATATATTCCAATGTCGGTTAGCTTTGATTCATTAACAGAAGATTTTAGCTTATCAAGCGATAATGTAAGCGTTCAACTCGATAACGTGAATGGTGAGGTTGTAGACAAAGCAATCGCATACGAATGGCGCAACAACTCAGCAAAGATTGAACGAGTTATCTACACGCCAGAAAGCCAAACATTCGGAGCGGATACTTATCCTGTTGGCGTTGTTGCAGAAGTTCCGCCTGGTGGTTATCCTGAGTTAGATTTGACAGGCGTAACCAATAAAGATATTTATATTTTGTTTGACGGGGCAATTGATACATTCAGCGCAACAAGCCAAAGCTTATCGGGTACATTAACCACACAGTTTGCGCATTGGAATAAAGCCGTACCAAGTCGTTTATTTAGTCAAAACGAATTCACAACAATCATCAACGCAATGACCGAAGAATTATATTGGGGGCGAGAAGCTCCATGATGAATTGCTTTACAGCTAGTTATGACTTTTTACGGATAAAAGGTTATAAAGTGCCAGACACTTGGAACGGTTGGAATTATGATAACCCTGATTGTTTTGTTATGTATGACAAAGATTTTTTAAAAAGACGCGATCATATAGCATTCTTTAAAAGCTTTTGTGACCAAGTAGAAAATCCAGAAAAAGATGATATTGTATTAACACGTTCATCGGTTGGCATAGCTTTAAACGGAACAAAGCAATGGATATATTCAGAAGTAAACAATAAAATGATTATAAAGGCAATCAAGCCAAACAGCATAATAATGAGGGTTAATAATGGGTGACGCGGTAAAAGTGGTTGTTGGTGTTGCATTAATCGCAACTGGCTTGGGTGCGATTAATATTGGTTTTATGGCGGGATCAAGTGCATCGCTTGCTGTTGGTGCGGCATTAGCAACTACTGGATCAGTTGCGGCTGTATATGCGGCTGTTGGTGTTATGGCTCTTGCAGGTATATCAATGGTTGGCGGTGCATTAACGCCAGATATTCCAGACTTCGGAAGCGTTGCAAGCTATGCAGGGCAAAAACTACAAACAAGAAAAACCAACACAGCGCCCGTGCCTATTTGCTATGGCCGCAACCGTTTAGCTGGAAATATCGTTTGGGAAACCACAGGAAACCAAATAACAGCAAACTCAGACACAGCAGGAAAAAACCGAGATTATTGGGCTGTAATTGCATTATGTGGGCATGATATTGGAACAATCAACGGTATTTATTCAAATGATGAAGCCTTGACAGACAGAGGAAGCAATATCTATACGGGTACTTATGTCGGTGCAAAAGCTAATTATCAATCAAGTGCGGTAAATTTACAAAGTTTAGTTTTCTCAACTAATGACGGCACAAACACTTCTACCGGCTCAGATCTTGGTTTTGATTCAATATCTTTTCCTGGTGATGTTACTTATATAACAGTACATCAGATTTATACAGCGCCAGACAATCAGCAATTAAAAAGTATTAGTGTTGATTTTTTAGGTAAACCGGTTCGTTCTATTGCATCGGGTGCGTTTAGCTCAACTACAAATGACCCGACAAACGTGGAAATTGTTGCAGACGTTTTAACCGATTTATTAGAAGTGCAAGATTCGGCTCTTGATTTAGCATCGTTTACGAGTGCAAAAGCTGATGTTATTGCAAATGGGTTGGCTGATTGTAATCTGGCATTAGTACAGCAATTTAATATTCAATCGGTATTACAGGATGTTATGGCCAGTGGTCGTTTGTCATTGGCTCGCTCTGTTGGTGAGTGGGTTATATATGCAGATAAAAAGCAAAAAACAACTTTAAAAAGACTTACAGAGCAAGATATTGTCAACGGTACTATTAGCGTTAATATGCCAGGTAATAACGACATTGCAAACTCAATAACAGTGAACTGGGTTAATCCTGCGGATAGTTGGTTAAAGTCGGATTATACGATTTCAGATTCACAGCTAATAACAAACGATGGCCGTGACATGAATAAGGCTCTTGATGTTAAAAGTGTAATTGTAGAATCGCAAGCGCAAAAGATTGCAGAAATAACTCTTAATTCAATGCGGTATAGTGAAGACGAAAGCGGGAACAGAGTAAAGCAAACGCCATTGGTTGCAAGTTTTGGAACGACAACGAAACACGCAGATATTGAAGTTGGTGACGTGGTAGAGATTGAGCATTTCTTATTTGACAGAGTTAGAAAGTTTTTAATTCTATCGGTTGAAACAAACCAAAGCGGGATTGTTAGCTTCTCAAGCCGTGAGTATTGCGAGACGCATTACAAAGACACATCAGGCAATTATATTATTTAGGGGTTGTTATGCTAGGATTTTTGACGAGTTTATTCAGTGGCGGCACAGTTAAAGCGATTGAGAATATTGCGAGTGAAGCTATTGAAACAGAAATGGAAAGCGCAGAAGCCAAAGCCTTGTTTATTAAAACGCTTGATCCGAATGGCTTAATGCGCAGAGATTTATCAAGGTTTGCAAGTGTAATGTATGGCTTTTATTTATTTGCAACTACGGTGTTAATATTTATGGTTGCTTTTGATTTTGGCGATTCTAATGGGGCAAGCACAGCGGCCAGCATGATGAAAGAATTGTTTGTACCTATCACAACGGCCTGGGGTGGAATAGTTGGGGCATCGTTTGGCGTTAATGGTGTAAATTCATATAAGGGAAAGTAATAATGAAACTTGCGGATATGAAAATGCGAAGTTGCGATGGACATGGTTGTGGACATTTTGGAGCGTCACGAGGTTCACGAACCCACATGGGTATTGACCTGGAGTGCAATCCAGGAGTGGACATTTTATCACCCATTGATGGCGTAGTTAGTAAAATCGGTTTTCCTTATGCTGACCCGAATAAGAACTTTATCCGTTATGTTGAAATAACAAAAGCTGACTATAAATTCAGATTCTTTTATGTTTCCCCTTCTGTTAAAGTTGGCGATGATATAAAAGTCGATGATGTTATTGGCGCGTCCCAGTGTTTAGGGCAATTCTACCCGGGTATAACAGAGCATATTCATTTTGAGGTAAAAAACCCAGAAGGGGTAAGAATAGACCCGACAATCGCTTATTTATCAATGATATAATGTAATCAAATTAAAAATAATTTAACGGATTAAATCAAGTGGCAGAGCGTAATATTTCATCAATAGCAAGGTACATAAAAGACATCGTTCTTATATGGGGTAGTTTTTCGGCAGTAGTCACGGGTTCAATTTATTATTTTAATGAACATTACAACCTATTTGTCATGCACTCAACCGAGTTGGGATTGGTTGGGCTTACGATTGCGACTAGCAGCATGGTTTGGTTTACTTTATCTAAAAAGACAGAAGCAACAGATGAAAATATCAAAGAATTGAAATTAAACGTGCATGATGAACTTAATGAAATACAGAAAAACCTAGTGCGCCC